GTAGTAAACTTTCTTGAAAGTTGACCCCGCCAAAGGCAAATAAAACAACATCTGATCAAATTCAGGCGTGTACTCCTCCATCACGTTCGTGATGTAGTAGTTCATAAAATCCTTAACACGGTGCGCCTGCGCCTCACTGTCCTTGGTCTTCTCACCAACAACGTGAGTCCTGACCGGACCCGCAGGAGGCAATAGCTCGTTAAATGCCTGCGCCTGAAACTGTGTGGCCGCTTCCGCCAACAACGGATGCGTTACACCCGTCGCACCCCGAAACGGCATCGTGCGCTCCTCGTAAGTGTAACCAAGAAGCTCCAAACCCTTTGAATACGCATCTTCCCACTCAGAACGAGAAGATTTATTAGCCTCAAAATCCCCTAAAAGCTCTGAAGAAAGTTGGCCCAACGCTCTATCGTCCAACTCCTCTGCCAAGTTGCCATAGAAATCACCGTCAGAACCACCAAGCATGGCCATCGGATCAAAGTCCACAGTGACGCCACCATCTTCGTCCTCCTCAATTTCTATGCCTTCCGGCAAAATTTCATTGACAGAACCTACAAAAGTGCCCGGTGCGGCCACCTCAATGTCCAATTCCATCTCTTCTTCGGTAACTTCCGGCATCATCGCCGTACTGTCCATCAAAGAAGAAAGCTGTGATTTATCGTCACCATTAGCCATCAGGCTCTCCTAGTATACGGGGCATATGCGCCTACGCCGCGTCGGATATCATATCGCGCTTCACCGCCCATAGCATAGCCGCTCGGGTCGTCAGTATTAACCTGACCTTTCTCCACTAGCTCTAAAATCATGGATTCCGCTTCAGCTTTGCTTTGTGCTGGTAAATTAAAACCAATGTCGTTGTTTTCTAAGTCCATGCGTCGCGAAACAATCGGACCGCCCGCAAAAGGGCGATACTCTCTTGCGTCCGCAAAAAACTTGGCTAAATCAGGGTTATCTGTCTTTGACGCCAGCCAACCTAGAGCCACGTGCCGCGCGGCATCTCTCTGGGGCACAGATAACCCGTACCTTTCCCCTATAGAAGACGCCCAATCCGTGTCTTGCTTAGGAATGCCCAAATAATTTGCCGTGCCCTCTTCCAAGCCTTTGCTTAAAATTTCTTTAAATAAAGCGCCTATTCCGCCGGAAACATCCCCGCCGTCAGCGTACTGCCCCGCCCGCATGGCGGTAGCATGTCTTTGCGTAGGGTCACGAAAATAACCGCCTTCCGCGATAACCGTACCGCTTTTATCCGGGCCTACGTTGCCGGAGCCAGTAGCGGGTTTGATGTTTTCACGAAGATACTTGAGAACGTGTTCGGGTATAGACTTATCGGTAAGTCGTTCACTTACCTCGTTTGCCAATAAGCCCGCAATTCCTAAAGGTGTTGGGTTGGTTGCTATTCTAATCCCGCCTAATATTTTACCCGCAGTATTTATTGCGTCATAGGTATTCTTAAAATCCTCAAAGGATTTAAACAGTGGGTCTATGTTAGGCATTATCGGGCCATGGGCATGATGCCCTGTTGCATTACTGGGACCGTGGGCCGTGGTGCGAGTTTCGCAAGGTTACGGCGAAGAGTCGCCTTTGACCGCTCGGGGTTCAAGAAAGACTCAATGCCTTCGCCGGTGGTCTGCAAATTGGCCATGTCACCACTGTAAACATCAACAATGCCGCCTTCGGCAAAGCCAATGAATTTTGGGGTGTAGTCGTAGTCAATGTCTTGAACATCTAAAGCCGAGATAGTGCCGTCATCATTGACAAAATATTGCGTGTCACCGATTCGCGTGGACGTTGTGCCATAGCCGCCATACAAATGTCGCGCACGAACTTTTTCAGTTTCTGTAAGCAAAGAGGGATCGATACTACTTGCCATCGCATTGTTTCGATCTCGTCTCCACGCAAGCGTGTCCATAAAGTTTTGACGACGCGCTTCGTCCATGCGATCAGAAATTCCGGAATAAATAATGCCTTGGTTCGGATCGTAAATTAAATCTCCGCCATACGCGCCTGTGCCGCTTTGAGTCGCCAAAAGGTCCATAAACTCTTGCGTGGAAAGATTTCTTAAAGAGTCTTGCTTGACTCGTTGCCCTCCCAATATGCCGCGCTTTCCAAAAATGTAGTCATTTACTCCCGCATAATCTGCTGGGCTTAAATACTCTTGACTAAAATCTACTTTGGCCAGTTGGTCGGTGTACCAAGGCTCTGGCGTCGCGTAATAGTCCATTTTGGGAGCTAGTGGATCTTGACCGCTTTGAGCAAATAGTTGCCCTTCTTCAGAGTTTTTTATTTCATCTATGATATTAAAATAAGCTTGTCTACCTCGGTTTCCCCCTAAGCTGGCCGCTTGAAGGACCATTGGTGCGTAATAATCTATGGCGGAACTCTCCGCGCCTCGCCCCAAATATTGACGAAAAATGTCCGAAACATGCTGTCTAGCTCTTTTCTTTTGATAGCTCCGCTCTATGCCGGAAATAGAGCCAGAACCATATTTACGCGGTCCCGGTACCAAGCCTTCCACGTTCATGATGGCCTTTTCAATATCGGAGTATGAAGGCAAACCCCTAACATTCGTAGCGCCGGTTGTTGTAGTGCCAGTGTCGGTTGTTGTAGTGTCGGTTGTTGTAGTGTCGGTTGTTGTAGTGTCGGTTGTTGTAGTGTCGGAGTCCGCTGGCGGCGCGCCAGTGCCTGCCGTGGGCGTAGTAGAGGTCGTGGTCGTCGCCCCACCTACCGTGCCTTCTACCGAGGTGGCAGGAGTAGTTACGGGAGTTATACCCGGTAAAGGCGGTGCCGCTGGGTACGGAGAAGACTGCGTCACTGTGCCGGAGTACGGGTCGGTTACCTGAAAGCCTCCTTCAGGATACGGGTCAAACCGGTCATACAAATTAGGCTGTTCAGAAGACGAAACCAAAATGTCCGACAAAGAATAATACGGCGCACCCTCTACCCCTCCCGTAGGACGTGGGCCAAGGGTAAGCGGGCGCGGAGTGTATGTAGAAGTTCCCTCAGTAGTGCCATCAGTAGTGTAAGGTTGACCGACACTGCCTGCTCCACTACCAAAAGTAAAACCACCAATTCGTGAGTTAGTGTTTACAAGTTCAAAAAGTCTTGTAAAAACGTCCTTGTTTTGATCTGTAAAGTTCATGCCCGCAATTGACGAAACATCAAGATCTGAGTCGGCAGTGTTATATTTTTCCGCTAGCCATGTGTCGTCTCCGCCGCCATCACCTCCGGGAGCAAAATGTTTTAAAAGCCATTGATAGTCATACGGGTCCGCGTCAGCAAAATACCCCAGCGTATTCAACAACTGTATAAATTCATAGTTGGTTGTGCTTGGGGGAATAACAATCCTGCCGTCGTCATTGACACTTGCGTAGGGAGGGAGGGTTGAACCGGTTGAGGTGTTTCCGCCCGAAATACCGGATAAGCCCGAAGTACCAGACGCGCCAAGGTTTATCATCGCGTCGTACATACTACTTAGCTGATCCTCACTCAAGCTTTCAACGACTTTCGGATCTAGCGAAGCCTTCCATTCTTCATAGGAACCAAGGTTTCCTGCCGTGCCGTCCCGAGGGTCTGTTACAGTCAAACCTCCGCCGTTGCTATATTTTTTGACAAAGCTACCAATTCCGGAGTACATCGACATAAAGGTTACCCGTAATATTGCATCGGTCGGAGATTGGTAGACTCTTCTTCCCAATAATCCGACGGCAGTTGTACAAAATTGCCCTGTCGATACCGCATCAAGGCCTGCGTGGTGCTGTCCACCAAATCATCAAATTCGCCATTAGGAAACGCCGCGCACTCCTCAATAACATCATGCGCCCAAGACTCATCAGGTGCCCAGATCATGCCGCTTTCAAAAAGTGGTGATACACTATGAACCCTTGACACCTTGTCGTTCCCTCGGCTAGGCGTAAAGTTTACCACAGGAATGCCCATATTCCGCAATTCATGCGTTAACGGCATCCCGCTCGCTTTGGCCTCAATAATGACCGTCTCAGGCTCCCAAAACCTGTAAGACTCCAACGCAACCTGCTTCAGTTCTGGGAAATCCCAACGCCCCTTCTTCGCATCAAGCAAAATTAACGCCGAAACCTGACCCTCTTCAGGATAAAATACACCCCACGTCGTAATCGCACTGTAGTCCGCCCGCGTACTCTTGGAAAACGCCGTGTCATAGCTCTGAATCACGTACTGCAACTGCGGAATCTGTTGCTTGTCCCACGTTTTCCACCACTCCCGCTTAATAATCGCGTTTTCGTCGCCGGTGGGATTTTGTTGATACTGAGCATTCCACTTCGGCAACGGAATCGACGCCTTAACCGCCTGCATTTCCTCAAAAGACCAAAACTCCGGCCACAAAGGATTGC